TTAGAGTAAAGAAAAATTATGTAATTATTTGGAATCAAGATGACATTACAAATCAACCAAATTCACTATTCCCAAATGGACATCCAATGCAGTTTAGTACCGTACAAGACGGTATTTTAAATGAATCTGGTGGTAACTTGTATTTAAACAGCACTGGAGAATCTAATGCTGTTGGCGCTGACTACGAGAAACCATTAAAACCAATCTTCATCATGAATGAAGATGAAACAAATAGAATTTATTACTATTGCCAATATCACAGACATATGTCTGGATATATTGGACATGAGGGATATATGGTTCTTGTCCAA